TCACCAGCATCCACATAAACTAAAAGAGCAGTAGTAACAGGTGAATATAAACTTTCATAATACCTAAAATTAGTTACCTTACCTTTAAGATCTACTGGTTTCTTATTACCTGCTACATTTTTTCTAGATTTTAAAAGATCTATTTTAGTGTATTTTGATGCTCCTAATGCACTAGACATTTATTTTCATCCTCCTTATACTGGTACAACTTGAGTTTGTGGTACAATTTTTTCTTCCTTCTGTGTAGCAACAATAATAGTTGTCTTAGTTTTACCATTTCCAGTTTGTTTAGAGTTCAATTTATTGATAGTATTAGACTTATTTTTAGAAACTGATTTAACAGAAGCACTTGATACGTGTTGTCTTATTTCACTTTTCAGTTTATCAGTAACACGAATGTTTGCTATGGTTGAAAACTGACCAGAAGGTGTCGCCAATATACTATCTATCTTATTTTTAGAAAGAGTTTTAATAAATGACGCATTTGGTGTCTTAAGTTTTGATCCTTTTGCTGGAAATGTCTTTTCACCAGTTGTATCAGGAGGAGCACCACCACCTGATAAATTGGGTTTTGGTGCATTATTTCCTTTTAAATTAGGTTTTTTATCTTTTTTCTCTATATCTTTTTCTGCCTTCTTCTGTACTGGAGGTTTATCATTATCTGGTGTTCCTGATGTTTCATCCTTCTCATCAGCCATACTAGCAGCATCAGATGCTTCTTGAGCAACTACATCCATATTTTTTGTTGCAGCATCAGTCTCTTTATCAATCTGAGATGTTCTTTTATCAATATCGTCTGTATTAATACCACCTATCCATTTAACAAATCCAACAATACCAGAACCAATAACTTGAAATGTCTTAACAACTCCATCAATAATTACTTTGTTATCTTCTTTCCACTTCTTAAAATTCTCCATAAGTTTTGGCCAAGAACTTATTAGCTGACCAATCAATACAGTAGCTCCAAATTGAACAATTTTTTCAATAAGACTCTGTGCAGATTTAATAGGAGATTTTAATGTCTTTCCCAATGCTGTTGATGGAGTTTTCTGCTCCATTTTTTCTTCTTTATCTTTTAACTTTTTCTCTTCAATTTGTTTTTTTATAACAAGTTCTTTCTCAGCACGAAGACTTGCTAGAGTTTTATTAGCACTGACAAGACTACTACGAATATTAGTAATATTCAACTTTATATTCTTAAGTTGTTTATGATCTACAGTCTTAGCCATTCTATACGTCTATCCCCAACATTTCTGGTACTTTCATCATATAAGGGTTTACTGCATTAGTAGAACTTACTTTAGTAGGTTCATTAGTACCTCCCATAGATATTTTTGGCATCTGTGGTGGAGGTGACTTAATTGTACCCATATCCATAGGAACCAAATTAATTTCAGATGCACCAGCCTCTTGAGAAATCATTTTTGCCGTTTTATGAGCATTTTCAACAGTTCCAGTAAATGATGCTTTAATTATCTCTGGTCCACCTTCACCAACTAAAACATTCTGACCCTTAGTTATAGGACCACCAATTTCTCTTTCAGCATCTATCTTATCTCCACCAGTAATAGTTCTTGCTTGAGTAACATCTTTAGCAATTAGTGCTGCATCTAATGCAAGTGAAACACCAGTTCCAACACCAGGAATTGTTGATGCTGCTCCTGATGCAACTTCCATTAATGCTCCACCCCAATCACCTTTTCTCAATCTATCTACAGCAAAGATGATACCCATACCTAATCCAACTAGAGGGATCTTCTTAAGAAGTGATTTTCCTATACCTTTAGCTGCAGATTTAGTAGCAACTTTTGTAAGAGATTTAGTTACAACCTTCTTAGCTACTTTTTCTCCTACTTCTTTAGTTACTTTTTTAGTTACTTGTTTAGTTATTGCTTTAGATGCTGGTTTTGATCCGATTTTAAGAATCTTTGCAACATTTTTTAGAGCCTTAGCTCCTTGTTTTATTACTGTTTTTGCTACCTTAATACCATTCTTTAAGAATCTTACAATACCTCTAATAGCTTTTACTACCTGCATCACCTTTCGGATGATAAGAGCAGATGCTCCAACAATAGCAGCACCAGCAATCCATTTCCAATGTTTCTGTACCCAATTAAAGAACCCTGATAATGCTTCTCTATTCTTAGGATCCTTTAACCAATCAAAAGCACCAGTTACTAACTGTCCAGCAAAAATATTCAGTAAAAATTCCTTTAGCTTGTCAAACATACTAACAGCAGGAGCCATTATCTTTGCTGCTTTTTCTTTAACTCCACTAAAAATATTCTTTCTCTTTTTCTCTAAACCTGCTTCTTCATCTGCAAGTTCGTCTTCTTTTGCTCCTAATTTTAATTTATTAATTGCATCCTTATGTTCAGTGATTCTATTAGCAAAATCTAATGAAAGTGCATTACCAATATCCTTTATACCTTTGCTTATATCATCTAACTCAGAACCAGGAAGTTTTTGTCCTAAAGTAGATGAATGATTTTGTAGTGTCTTTTTAATTATTGTTATCTTCTTTGCATTTACCGCAATCTTATCTCTAAGCTCACCAAAAATACCCTTACTATCTACCTTTTCTTCTTGTTCTGGTGGTTGTATAGAACTTGCAATACCACTACTAGGAACAATAGAACGACTTACTGGTACAAGACCACCGCCCATCTTTGGAACAATAGCACCACCTTTAAGAGGACTACTTCCTGCACTTATTTTTCTTTTTCTGAATACTGCCTTCCTATCACCAGCAGAAAGATACTCGCCCTTAGCAGTAGTGCCAGTGCTCCATATTGGTTCAGTTGGAAGTAATTTAGATGCCACTAGTTTGTTTTTGCTTTAAATTTTCTTCTTCAATGTACTGCTGTAATAAAGAAACATAGATTTCTCGTTCCCAGGGAATCATATTTTCGACCTCTGTTAATGAGTATTTATGATGTTGTACCAAAGCAAAGTTAATCTTGTAGTATGACTCAAGATTTGTATGAGCCATACCTAGCTGAAAAAAGCCGCTAAACCCTCCAGCACCACCTCCGATTCAACTTTAGTTTTTGGATTAGTAACTTTGAGTGTATGAGATAATTTAGGCATTGTCTCAAAGAATGTTTCAATACTCTTGAATTGTTTGGTATTCAATTGATCAACAAACTCCGAAAGTTCTTTCTTTGTAGAATCCTTACTTTCCCAAGTTTCTTCATCATTATAAATCATATCTATACAACTACTAACCATATCCATTGTAGTTTTAACATCAGTAGCACCTGTATCAAAATTACTCTCAATAAATTGCTCTATTGATGGGTATCTCAACTTCATTGAAAGTTGATCATCAAGTTTAACTATATTCTTATGTTTCCTATCCTTCTTAATTTTAATAGAATCAACATCAACCTCTGTTGTTACTGAAGTTTTACCATCATCAGGACAAACAATATTAACTTCTATAGTTTCACCAACAGACTTTCCTCTAACATTAAGAAAAATATATTCCATATCAAAGGTAGCCAGATTATGTAATTTGACTCCTCTTGTTAATATACAGGCATCTAAAATTTCTACGACTGCATTAGTAATCTGCTTTATATCCTCAGATTCTAATGCCATAATAAGAATTTTCTCTTCTCTTACTAGAAAAGGTCTATACTTAACTTTTTTCCCAGTAGAAGGAAGCACCAACTCATAGGTTGGAGTATTAATTTTTGGTAAAGGCATAATATGCGGTTACAATTCAGTTCAATTATTTATACGACCAATATCCATTATATATCGATCATAGTTAAAACTAACAGATACCTTCAAAAGATCTGCATTACCATATGATACTGGTAATGAAGTAATAGACTTTGGAAAAGCATTCATAAATTGATAATCTAATCTTCTATTAAAGTTCTTTTCAAACTTACTAATATACATTGTATCAACTTTATAATCGTCTGGATAATTCAATCTTCTATAATATCCCTTATGATACTGTTCAACATCAGCACCACTGGATATATAATCCATCCACCCCTCAAAACACCTTAATATAGTATAATTTTCGTCAACATAGAACGTAAGATCAATATCAGTATATATTCTCGTATGAGCAAATTCTTGTGGAACACCCATAAAATCACCCTTCACTTCCCCCGTAGTAAATGCAGAGGCAGGTAAAGATGCATCATTACAAAGTAATCCAGCTCTTCTGGATAGAAAATCTCTTGAATTACTAATACCCAATTGGGTAAGATAATTGGCAATAGACGGTTTTAATGTGGATAAACTTACCGCATAGTAGTTAGTTTGTGCTAAAGGGCCAATAGCCGCCTTAGCATCAAACATATTCATTTTTTTAGCTAAAGGATTCGGCACTCTAAATAACTTGTAAGACTTCTTATATTATTATCTATTTAGATGGCTTATAAAGGTAAATATAGACCAGTCTTTCCTAAGAAGTATAAAGGTGATCCAACTAGAATTATTTTTAGATCATCATGGGAAAAGAAATTCATGGTTTACTGTGATAAGAATACCAATGTTTTAGAGTGGGCAAGTGAAGAAATTGTCTTACCATACCGTTCTCCTGTTGATGGAAGAATACACAGATATTATCCAGATTTCTACATGAAAGTAAAAGAAAATGGAGGAGAAATCAAGAAATATATCATAGAAGTAAAACCATTTAAACAATGTAGTCCACCCAAAAAACCAAAACGTCAAACAAGAACTTATATGTATGAAGCATATGAATATGCAAAGAATCAAGCAAAATGGGAAGCAGCAAGAAATTTTTGTAATGATAGAAAGTGGGAATTCAAAGTATTAACCGAAAATGAGTTAGGTGTCAAATGAGTCGTGTTCGTAGTATAAAACAGAGTTTAACAGGAATGGAAAATCCTGATGATTTGATGATGGAATTAATGGAAGCACTTAATGATACAGTAACACCTGTTCCAAATGCAGGACAATATTATATTTTTGTATATACACCTAAAACTCCTAATATTACATACGACCAAAACCCCTTTGTTGCAGTAACTGACGTTTTTTCTTGGGGTTTTCGTGGAATAAATTTCCATTGGGGTCAAACAAGACAATATACATGGACAGAAATTGCTGGACAGTTGTATGAAGTGACTAATGCGGAGAAAAATGACCTTAATGGAATACCTTTCGCAAGATTCTTGCTAAATACTTAAAAATATAAGTTATAGGTCGATAAAATGGCAATGGGTTTAGGTAGTGCAGATACTAAATTTCTGAAAGAAGTAAAAGGTCCAAGTAATACAAAAGTTGTAGAAAAGAAATCTAATGAACGTCCTGAAGTTAAAAGTACAGTAACAGAAAGTCAAAATACAGTTACAGAAAAGAAAAAAGTACCACCTTCTAATGCAGGTAAAAGAAAGAAAAAGGGTGGTGTTTTAAGGTATCCATATGAAGCATTAACAGCAAATACAGATTACTTACAAATAGATATTGTTGAATATAAATCAGTTAAACAAAGTAGTGGTAGTTTAATCTCAAATCCATCATCAGGTAATAGAAGATTAACATCAAGTGCTTCAGTTGGTGGTACAAGACCAAGAGGATTATCAAAATCTGCCTTAATAAATACTGGATCTATATTATTACCTGTACCAAATTCAGTTCAAGATGGTAATTCTGTTGATGTTGGTAGCAGTAAACTAGGTAATGTAGTAGCAACAGCTGCATCTGCTACTAAAGATTTGATGGATGTTTCAATAACAGATCCAGACTATATGGATAAAATGGGATCTATTATAAGTAAAGGAAGTGGAGACGTAGCAGGAGGAGTTGGAGATTTTAATAAAGCAAGTGACTTATTGAAGCAACAATTATCTGCAAATGCACTAAGTGCGTTTGGTGGTAATATTACTCTAGATCAAATGATGGCTAGACAAAATGGAGAAGTATTTAATCCAAATATGGAACTTCTCTTCAATGGTCCAACTTTAAGAGGATTTAAATTCTCTTGGAAAATGATGCCTCGTAATCAAAAAGAAGCAGAGCAATGTAAGTTAATTATTCTAGCATTTAAACAGAATATGGCTCCAAAAACAAAAGCATCACCAGGTCAAGGTGGATCTTGGTTCTTAAAAACTCCTAATGTTTTTGAGTTAAGATATAGAACTGGGAATCAAGATCATCCATTCTTACATAAATTTAAACAATGCTTCTTAACAGATATAGCAGTTAATTATACTGGTGAAGGATCACACATGACTTATGCTGATGGAACACCAGCTTCTATGCAAATGGATTTATCCTTCAAAGAACTTGAACCAATTTATGATGTAGATTACGAAGATGTAGAAGGAGTAGGATACTAAAATGAGTTATTTTAAAGAGTTACCAAATCTAGAATATCCATCATTCTTATCAGATAAGAATTCCTCATTGGATTATATTGAAGTCAAGAATATCTTTAGAAGGATCAAATTACGTGATGATCTACAAAATGCATTTACACTATTTGACAAGTATGAAATCCCAATGGGATATAATCCAGATATGGTTGCAGATGAAGTATATGGATCTCCAGAACTTGATTGGGTTGTATTAATTACTGCTGGTATTATTAATGTTAGAAATGAATGGCCATTATCTGATTCGGACATTCACGATTTCGCATTAGACAAATATGGTGGTAATATAAACGGTACTCGTTTTTATGAAACTAAAGAAATTAAAAACTCTGAGGGAAGAATCATTCTTCCAAAAGGTAAAGTAGTTGATAGTGATTTTGTATTTACTTACTATGATAATGGACGACAATCAGTATCAGGAACAACTGTTAGGACTGGTATTAGTAATTATGAATATGAAGTTCGTATTAATGAAGATAAAAAAGATATACACCTTTTAAAATTAGGACATCTACAGCAATTCTTGAATGATATGAGAGATATTATGGTATATGATCAATCCCCACAGTATGTTAGTGAAACAACTGTGAGGACTGAAAATTCAAATATTACTATGTCTTAGGATTCGGCAAGTTGTCGAAAATAGGACATTGTATCGTCATCACCATCTGAATCAGATGCTGTGGTAACTTCTGCAGTCACTTCAGCAGTTCTACGACTCTCAAAATTGGGAGTAGAACCACGGAAAGCATCTTCATCAGATACTTCAGGATCTTGTCTAGTACTTGTTGTTCTAAGAACAGAGTCAAGACGTTTCTTCAGATCATCATAAGACTTAAACTGATCAGCAGCGACCAATTCTGCAAGAGAGTACTCTTTCTTCCAGAGTCCTTCTAGTGCATCATCATCATCTAATAATGGAGATACAGGAGCAAACTCAGAACTATCATAGTTTCTGAAACCAGCAACGTTCTTTGCCTTCAACTTGAAGTTAGCACCTTGCCAGAAATCAAATGGATCAATTGCTTCCTCATCCTCAAACTCAGGTTGCATTGCAGCAGT